ATTTGGTTTAGAGATCAGAGATCAAGCAACATTCATTGTTGCTAAGCGTCGTTGGGAAAAACAGATTAATAAATGGACCAATACAGGAAGACCTATGGAAGGGGACTTGTTATACCTTCCTATGTCTAAGAGTTTATTTGAGATTAAGATGGTTGAGCATGAAATGCCATTCTATCAATTACAGAATGTTCCTGTATACAAATTACAAGCTGAATTGTTCGAATACACTGATGAAGAGTTCGATACAGATATAGACATGGTTGATAAGATAGAGACTCTTAATGCTACATCATATACATATACATTGGATAGTGGGTCTGGTGATTATTCTATAGGTGAGACAGTAACTCAATGGACCGGTGTGAATGATGCAACGGGAGCTCCTATTAACATTGAAGGCGAAGTAGCTGCATGGGAAGATACTGGTTTGGGTGGAAACTTAACAGTAGTATCATTAGTTACTACTGATGGTAAGTTCAGACAGCTGTATGTTGATCCTGATCCACTTAAAGCCATTGTTGGTACAGAATCCGGCGCTACATATAATGTTGCAGCAGCAGATAATGCAACCAATTTTAACAAAGATGAGTATGCACGTAATGATGAATTTGAAACAGCAGCAGATGACATCATTGATTTCAGTGAGACTAATCCGTTCGGGATGCCATAATGTTTAAGGACCACTTTTATAATTCAAGTACAAGACGTATGGTTTCAGTATTCGGAAGCATATTCAACGACCTATCTATTCAAAAAGTAGATAATACAGGTAAGCTATTACAAGAAATTAAGATACCATTAGCATATGGTCCCCGTCAGAAGTTCTTAAGCAGAACAAAAGATTTAGATGATACTAAGATAGCACTTAAATTACCACGCATGTCATTTGAAATTATTGATATGAGTTATGATGGCGCTGCTAGAATTAACAAGACCAAGAAGTTTGTTACTGTAGATCCCTTAGATAAAAAACATGTAACATCGTTAGGATCGCCTGCAGTATATAAAGTAGGGTTTGAACTTAATATTATGACAAAGTCTCAGGATGATGCATTACAAATATTAGAGCAAATATTACCTAAGTTTCAACCAGATTATACAGTAACCATTAAAGATATACCTACAATGGATATATCAAGTGACACTCCAATAATATTAACTGGAGTTGGGTTGAATGATGAGTATGAAGGTGATTTTTTAAGTAGAAGAACCATTGTATACACATTAACATTTGAAACAAGAATTAGATACTATAATGGTATTCAAGATCGAAGTGTTATTAATAAAACAGAAGTATATTACAAAGATACTGATTCCGGAGAGAATATGGAAGTGCAAAAAGTCGATGGTACTACTCTACCATATACGGAGACCATAGACTTTTTTAATTAAGGATACATTATATTATGAGTGATTTACAAAAAGATTATGATCATATCAGGGATAGCCTGTATGATTTGAGTGAGCAAGGGGAAGAGGCCATTGAACTAATGATGGAACTTGCTAGAGAATCCGAACACCCCAGGGCTTTCGAAGTACTTGGACAACTAATCAAACAAAAGGCAGACATCAACGACAAGTTGATGAAGCTACATAAATCCAATAAAGATATAAAACAAGTAGATCCATCATCCCCAGTACTACCTGGAGTTACAAACAATAATCTTTTTATTGGGTCTACTACAGATTTACAAAGAATGTTACAGGATGAGAAAGTGATTGATGGCGATACAGAAACCGGATAGTTATTTAGGTAACGCTCAAGTTAAACGTGACGGTGTCACACAAGAGTGGTCTAAAGAGGATATATTAGAATATCAAAAGTGTATGGATGATTCTGTATACTTTGCTATGAAGTATTGTAAAGTAATATCGTTGGATGATGGGTTGGTCCCATTTAAGTTATATGATTATCAAAAAGAGATGTTTAGACATTTTCAGGATAATCGATTCTCTATTGTATTAGCATGTCGTCAATCAGGTAAGTCTATATCTACAGTAGCATATCTATTATGGTTTGCACTATTCCACTCAGAACAAACAATTGCTGTTCTTGCTAACAAAGGTGCTACTGCTCGTGAGATGTTAACCCGTATCACTCTTATGTTAGAGAATCTACCGTTCTTCTTACAGCCAGGAACAAAAGCATTAAACAAGGGATCAATTGAGTTTTCCAATAACTCACGATTAATAGCAGCAGCTACTTCTGGCAGCTCTATTCGTGGTATGTCAATTAACTTACTATACCTTGATGAGTTTGCGTTTGTAGATAATGCTACGGAGTTCTATACAAGTACATATCCTGTTATATCAGCTGGTAAAACCACTAAGGTTATTATTACATCTACAGCTAATGGATTAGGTAACATATTTCAAAAGATATACGAAGGGGCATTGCAAGGTACTAATGAGTTCAAAGCTTTCCGCGTTGATTGGTGGGACGTTCCTAGTAGAGATGAAGAGTGGAAGAGGATGACAATCTCTAATACATCTGAGTTACAATTCGACCAAGAGTTTGGAAACAATTTCCATGGTACAGGCAATACACTTATTAATGCTGAAACACTATTAGCGTTAAAGGCTAAAGAGCCAATTGCTATTCAGAATCATGTTAGTATATATGAAAATCCTGTGGAAGGACATCAATACATTACATTAGTGGATGTTGCTAGGGGTAGAGGTATGGATTACTCTACGTTTAACGTTATAGATGTAACTGAGAAGCCGTTTAAACAAGTTGCTGTATTTAGAGATAATATGGTTAGTCCGTTACTGTTTCCAGATATCATATATAAGTACGCAAAATATTATAACGAAGCTTACGTGGTTATTGAAAGCAATGATCAAGGCGCTGTTGTTTGTAACGGATTATACTATGATTTAGAGTATGAAAATGTATTTGTTGAATCGTATACTAAGGCTAATGCTATCGGTATTACAATGACAAGAAAGACTAAACGAATTGGTTGTTCAACTATTAAAGATATATTAGAACAGGGTAAGTTAGAAATAGTAGATATGAATACAATTCAAGAGATGTCTACATTTATTGCTAAGGGTAATAGCTATGAGGCTGATCACGGAAATCATGATGATCTTATGATGAACCTTGTTATGCTAGGGTATTTTTCTACAACTCCTTGGTTTGCGGAATCCACCGACATTGATATGAAGGGTATGTTATATGCTGAAAAGGTAGCATCCATTGAAGCTGAGTTAATCCCTGTCGGGTCGTTTGGCGATTATCAGGAATACGATGAAGGGCCTCAGTGGGAAGTGTGGAAAGGCTAATACTTATAAATAACTATATTGAATATAAACGTATTATGAATAAACTTATTACATCTTTGATTAGGAGAAGAAAACAATGGCATTTCTAGTATCACCTGGAGTACAGGTAAAAGAAATCGATTTGACTAATGTTATCCCTGCAAC